TGGACAACTTTGGGTACTCTTACGATCAATGGTTTTCACATCTTCCATATAAGAAACAACAGTTGATGACAAAAATAATGGATGCAATTGATGCAGATAAACCCTTAGAATTAGATCCACAAGAATACAAGCAATTAATACACATGTCCAGATTGGGTTTTCTTGATCCACATTACGAGGGAATCTGCAAAATTGAGGTTCAGGCTACTGATGGGAAACCCCGTATGGTCTGCTCTATACCACAACTAATTAAATTGGTCATGGGACCAATTACTTGGATGCTCGAAGATATAGCAGCAGATCATTTACGGGGGTACTGTGGAGGTAAAAACTTACAGCAGATGTCTGAAATGGTTAATGAATATGCTTCACAAGGTTTTACTGCTGTAGTTGAAGGCGATGGTTCAGCTTTTGATAACACTCAGGACGTGACCCTAAAACGAATTGACCGGTATATCTACCAACGGGTCGCTGACTCCTTACACCATCTGCCAGAGCACACAGTGTTTGGATACAGTGCAGATAAGCTTTTTAAAACCATAAGCCAAGCACTATACAAAACCATGGATGTCATTGTGCTCGACCCCCGTACCAAGAAACGCCGAAAACTGATGGAATATTCAATACTTGGTACAGTATTTTCAGGAGATTGTGACACAACACTCTGCAACACCATAAGAATGGCATTATACAACAGGTACGTCATGGAACGTGCAGGGTTCCGATTTGGTGAAAATTATATATGTTATTCAAAGGGGGATGACTTCACAGTACAATACAATCCTGCATTGATCACGGCAGACTCTATAGAGGCGGCTTATTATAAATATTTCTTGAGGCCCCCAGATGATTCAACAAAGAATTTTGACTGTAGAGTCTATGGAATTGGGCAGATATGCAAATTTCTTGACTTTGGACAACTCAACAGTATCAAGTTCTGCTCATTACGGGCATGGTATACAGATCGGTCTCATACTAGAATATTCCTCACCCGTGATCCTGCAAAATTTTTCACACTATCAAAGTACTCAAGGAAAACAAAATGCATGACTCAAACCAAATTAGCTGAGTACTTGATAGCCCAGGCAGTGGCGCTTGAGCAGTATTACGCTCGCTTAAACTTATTCGAGGCCATGGCTGGCATTTACAGATGGAAAGCACGACAAATTACAAGTAATTATACAATGCTCGCCATGAC